GTGCCGGATGGCGCAAACGTTGACGTTCTCCGCGCTTCGACGGATCAGGGCATTGAACTGGTCATGACCAAGAAGTTCGACCCGCTGACGTTCCAGACGCTTTACACGCTGGACACGCTCTATGGTGTCGTGATGACCAACCCTGAAATGGCAGGCATCCTGCTTTTCAATCAGGTCTAAACTGAGCGGGGGAGGGCTTCGGCTCTCCCCCAATCACTTGAGGGAATGGGCATGAAGAAACCAACCAAAGCAGCCGCCAAGATCGCTAAGGTCATGGGCGAATACAAAGAGGGCAAACTCCACGCTGGCGTCAATCCCAAGGGGCCAAAGAAGGCCGCCATGGTCAAGAACCCCAAGCAGGCTATTGCCATCGCTCTGAGCGAAGCTGGCATGGCCAAGAAGGCCAAGAAGAAATGATGAAGCCGGGTCTCTATGCGAACATCAACGCCAAGCGTAAGCGCATCGAAGCCCAAAAGGCTGCGGGCGAAACGCCTGAACGCATGAAGAAACCGGGTAGCAAGGGCGCGCCGACCAAGGCCGCTTTTATTGCATCTGCCAAGACTGCCAAGCCAGCGAAAGCCAAGAAGAAATGACCGACTTTCCTACCATCATGTATCGGACGCCGGGCCTACATAAAAAGCCGCGCGGCGGCACTTACGCATACAAGGGCGCTGCCGATCAGGCGGAGTTTGATATGCTTCTAAGCCGTGGCTGGTTCCCGTCTTACGAGGACGCGGTGGTGGGAAAGATCGTCGCTGCCGTTAGCGAGATCGATACCGTATCGCCTGCAACACGCGATGAACTGGAGGCCAAGGCCAAAGAACTTGGGGTCTCGTTTAATGCGCGGACTTCTGATAAGACGATTGCGGAGCGTATCGCGTCGGCTCTGGAGGTTTAGGTGGGTTACAGCAAGCGCCAGTTTATCGAAGCGGCCTTCGAGGAAATCGGGCTTGCGAACTATGTGTTCGATTTGCAGCCGGAACAGTTGCAGAGCGCGCTTCGTCGCCTCGATGCAATGATGGCGGAATGGAACGCGAAGGGTCTGCGCCTTGGTTACTCCATGCCGAGCAGCCCACAGGACAGCGACCTAGACGATCCAACCAACGCGCCAGACAGCGCATGGGAAGCTGTCATCACGAATCTGGCTGTGCGTATCGCACCGGGCTACGGCAAGACCGTTTCGCCTGATACAAAGATGGTCGCCAAGAACGCTTACAACACCCTATTGCAGCGCGCGACGTTCCCGCTGGAGCAGCAGTTGCCGTCAACCATGCCGCTTGGCGCTGGCAACAAGCCTTGGCGCTGGGATACGCCATTCATGCCGATTCCGGCTGATCCCGTAGACGCTGGGCCTGATGGCCCGATTGAATGGAGCTAACGTAATGCCGACAATCAACCAGCTTCCCACTGTAACGCAAGTCTCCGGCGGCGACCAGATTCCGCTATTTGTCACCAGTCAGGGCGATGCGCGGCGCTGCTCAATCACCACCATGATTGCTTACATGGAGGTGAACTTCGGTGCCGTTGTGGCGCAGACCGTCAATACCATTCCGGTGACATTTGTGCAGCTTCCCACGGCAACCGTAGCGGGCACAGGAACGCGGGCATTTATCACTGACGGGTCAACCGCCACATTCGCCGCAACGGTCGCTGGTGGTGGCGCTAACAAGGTGCCGATCTACAGCGATGGCACCAACTGGAAGGTTGGCTAAACAATGGCGGATAGCCGCCTCGCTCGGGCTGGTGTCTCTGGTTACAACAAGCCAAAGGCAACGCCGGGCCATCCGAAAAAGTCGCACATCGTCGTTGCTAAGGTTGGCGATGAGATCAAGACGATTCGGTTTGGTGAGCAGGGCGCAAAGACTGCTGGCAAAGCAAAGGCTGGCGAAGGCGCGGCGATGAAAGCCAAGCGAGCCAGCTTCAAGGCCCGCCATGCTGCCAACATTGCCAAGGGAAAGATGAGCGCGGCGTATTGGGCGGATAAAGTGAAGTGGTGACGCGCAGAATGGTTTCTGCTAAAGCGAAATAAAGGAGTCCCGAATGATTAGGTCTTTTTCCCCAGCAAGCGCAGGCACGGTAAACATTACCGTTTCTGGGTCATCCCAGCGTGTTCTTGTCGCCAAGCGAAACGCTCCCGTTACCGTTCGCATCGTGAACAACGGGACGGCGACCGTTTGGCTTAATGCTGGCGACATAACCGTCACCGCAAGCACAGCAACCAGCGCGCCAATCGGGCCGGGTGTCCATGAAGTTTTGACATTTTCGCCGGGTGCGAATGGTGATCTTTATATTGCCGCCATTGCAGCCGGTGCCACCGGAATCATCTACTTCACTCAGGGTGAGGGCGTCTAATGTCCGTGCATTGGGGTGGCCCCGGTGCTGGCCATGTCAGCCGTTGGAGCGTAGCCACTACTGGTGTACCAGTCCTGTCGCTGAACTTCCTGACCAGCAACACCCTCGACCCGCGCGTTACGTTCACTCGATCCACCACAGCTACGTTTGTCGGCAGTAATGGCCTGATCCAGACAGCAACAATCAATGCCCCGCGCTTCGACTACAACCCCGTCACGCTCGCGCCCAACGGCCTGCTGATCGAGGAGCAGCGGGTGAACTCGCTACTGTATAGCGATCAGTTTCAGCAAGCAACATGGTCGAAGGTCGGCGTTGTCACCGCAAACGCAACGACTGCGCCGGACGGGACGACGACTGCGGATAGCGCCGCGACTGATGGCAGCAACGCTCAAGTCGCTCAAGGCGTGGTCATCGCATCCGGCGCGACAATGGTCGGCAGCGTGTATCTTAAGCCAAATGGTCTTAACGCAGTTGAGATTGTTTTGCTCGCCGCGAATAACACAACGCCATACGCGCGGGCGACATTCAATGTTGCGACCGGCGTTATTTCCGTGGCCGTAGCGACCGCTAACGGCGGCACCAACGCATCAGCTGCTATCGCTCCCGCAGGCAACGGTTGGTACCGGTGTTCCGTGACTGTTACTTACCCGGCGACAACATCCGCAGGCATACGTATCAACGCAGCGGGCGCAACAGGCGCATTTTACGGTTGGGGCGCGCAGTTCGAAGCCGGTGCATTCGCCACCAGCTACATCCCCACCGTAGCCTCCACGGTCACACGCACGACTGACGTTGCGTTGATGACGGGTACGAACTTCTCAAGCTGGTACAACGCCAGCGAGGGGACGCTGGTGACATCAGCTTTGCCTATCGTTTCGTCGGTGTCCAAATACTCTTGGTCATTCAACGACGGCACCGGAACCGAATTGATCGCCCAGTATTTCCTGAACGTCAACGCTGGCGGATTTGTGGTTGATAACGGGTCTGCACAGGCTCAGATTGAAGCTGGGACCTTTTCAGGCGTTTGCAAAACGGCTTTTGCCTACAAAATTAACGATTTTGCATTGAGCCTGAACGGCGGCACGGTCACCACCGATACTGTCGGAACGATACCGACCACTACCCAAGCGCAAATCGGTAACAGGCCAGACGGTTCGCGTACTATGAATGGCCACCTCCGCACCCTTACCTACTACCCCTCCCGCCTCACCAACGCGCAGCTACAGGCACTCACAGCATGATCGACCTGTATCTCAAGACGCTCACCGAAGCTGAAATGACTGCCGCGCTGCTGGCTGCGGGTGTCATTGACGATGAAGGCAACCCGGTGTCTGGCGTGTCGCTCGATCACATCGGGCCATTCAGCCGCGTGACGGGCTACGACAAGGCCGACGAGCCTATCGTGGTGGACTACCCCGGCTGGCACACCAACCTGCGCGGCACTTTTGACGACGAGCAGCTTGCTGCGTTGACACCGTTATGTGTTGAGCCACCAATCCCATATCGCGTGTGGGCGTAACACAGTGAAAATCCCGATCCTGACAGGCATTTACACGGATAACGGGCCGGATTTCCGCACGGCCTATCCGGTGAATCTTGTGCCGGTGCCATTGCCCAACGGGATTGACGATGGCTTTATGCGGCCTGCTGATGGCATCATTGCGAACGGAACGGGGCCGGGCATTGACCGTGGCGGCATCAATTGGAACGGCATTTGCTATCGGGTGATGGGTTCCAAGCTGGTTATCATTAACAGCGCAGGAGCGGTGACGATTCTCGGCGATGTCGGCGACGATGGCCGGGATGTGACGCTTGACTATAGCTTTGACCGGCTCGCCATCGCCTCCAATCTGAATCTATTTTACTGGTCGCCGTCTCTTGGCCTTGTGCAAGTGACCGATCCCGATCTGGGCATCGTGCTAGACGTTGTTTGGGTCGATGGCTATTTCATGACCACCGACGGCGAGTTTCTGGTCGTCACTGATTTAAGTGATCCTTTCGCCGTCAATCCGCTGAAGTATGGTTCATCCGAAGTTGACCCCGATCCGGTGGTGGCGCTGCTGAAGCTCCGCAACGAAGTCTATGCGCTCAACCGCCAGACGATTGAAGTGTTTGATAACGTAGGCGGTGATCTGTTCCCGTTCCAGCGTATTGATGGCGCACAAGTAGAAAAGGGAGTTGTCGGCACTCATGCTTGCTGCATCTTTTTAGAAACAGTGGCGTTTCTGGGCGGTGGCTTCAACGAAGCGCCGGGCGTCTATCTCGGCGCAAACGCCACGGCCAACAAGATCAGCACTCAAGAGATCGACACGATCTTGCTGGACTATACCGAAGAACAGCTTGCGACCGTCAAGTTGGAGGCCCGCAACGACCGGGCGCACCAGTATCTTTATATTCACTTGCCAGATCGGACACTGGTGTTTGATGGCGAGGCCACCAAGGCACTGAGCCAGCCGGTGTGGTTCATCCTGACAAGCAGCATCGTCGATTACAGCCAATATCGGGCGCAAAGTTTTGTGTGGTGCTATAACAAGTGGCTCGTTGGCGATCCAGAGTCGTCGGCAATCGGCTATTTTGACATCGATGTATCGACGCACTGGGGCGCTAACGTGCGCTGGGAGTTTGGAACTACGATCATCTATAACGAAGGCCGTGGCGCTATCGTGCAGCAACTTGAACTTGTCAGCCTGACAGGCTCGGTTGCATTCGGCACCAACCCGACGATCAACA